GTCGGGTGCTCGAAGGCAGCAGTGTGGCCGGGCAGACACTGGAGGCCCTGCGGCAGCGGGTCCTGGTGATTCTGGAGGAATGGAATGGCCCGGACTAAACGTGCCCCGAGCATTCGAGACGTGGCCCACGCTGGTGACCGTCTTGAACAACACGTCGAGAGCGGCAGGACCGACACCGAGATTCAGGGTGCGCTGGAGGCGGAGTTCGGACACCGGTGGCACCTGGACACCATCCGGCGCTACCGGCGTGGTCTGGGCGTGTCCAGGGCGCCTCGAAAGGACGTGGCCGACGCCGAGTCCGCGGCCAGTGTAATGGCCCTGGCACCGCCGCTCGGTCTGGACCGCCTGGAGAAGGCCGAGTGGTATCGGGCCCAGTTCCGCAAGTCACACCTGTACGTCACCCTCCAGGACCAGTTCGAGCCGGACGAGGTGGACGTGTATCTCCAGGAGTACGGTGATCTCTGTGTTCAATTCTCGAATCTCGTGGCTTCGGAGTTCTTACAACTGGGAGACTTCCTGAAACATCGCCTTCTCCTGGCCCGCCAACTTTCCTTGATGAAGAGCCTCCGCAGCGAGATCGAGTCCACCTCGCGGTGGCTGCGGCAGAACCCCGCGACGGCGGACGAATCCGAAGAGGAGAAGAAGCGGCGCATCGCGAATGAGCGGCTGATCGACTCCAAGCGCTCGGCCTTGAAGCAGGCCAACGACCGTTACGACAAGCTCAGCGCCGAACGGAACCGCATCTCCCAGAGCCTCGCAGCCACGCGGAAGGACCGGCTGGAGGAACTGCGCGGAGGAGGTGAGTCCTTCTTTGATTTGATCTGCCGCATCCAGCAAAGCGAGAAGGCCCGTCAGGACGAGGGCCGCTTCGCAGAGCTGTCCCGGTTGGCGCTCGCCGACGAGGAGACGGCGATGAGACGCGAGATCGTGTTTCCGGACGGCGACAGCGACCCATTGATCTTGGATGAGCGATCGGAGGAGGGAGGGTGATTCGTTATGTCATTATTGCGTAATCTAACAGGGCAGCGATTTGGGCGGCTGATCGCGCTCAGGCGCGTCAGTCGCGACAGTAGTTACAGGTGCAGGAGCGCACGATGGATGTGTCGCTGCACTTGTGGCGCCCATACTGTCGTTAGCAGTAATCACCTGCTGCGTGGTGCCATCAGGAGCTGCGGATGCTTACGACGGCAGGTCACAGCAGAGCGGAGCTCAACACACGGCCATAAGCGATACGGTACGGTATCTCGGATCTACAGGACGTGGTGTAACATGCTCCAACGATGCACCAATCCGAAATGCCCAGATTATCATCGCTACGGTGGCCGTGGAATCAACGTCTGTAGACGATGGAGGAAGTTCGAGAACTTCCTTAGAGACATGGGGGAGCCGCCAAGCGACCGGCACCAAATCGACAGAATCAACAATGATATGGGCTACCGCTCCTCCAATTGCCGCTGGGTTACTCGGCGCACAAACGGCCGCAACACACGCCGCAACCGCCTGCTGACCCACAAGGGGCGCTCGCAGCGTCTGGCTGCGTGGGCTAAGGAAACTGGCATCAATGTAGGCACCATTCATTCTCGGTTGAAGGCCGGATGGCCCGTGGAACGGGCTCTGACCAAGCCGGGCAGGAACGAAAGAGGGGGGGAGAGAGTAATGAATAGGTCAGTTTTGCTCACGGGCGTGAACGGTCAAGATGGGAGCTTCCTGGCTGAGCTTCTGTTGGAGAAGGGCTATCGTGCCCATGGTCTGATTCGCCGTTCGTCTACAGTTACGACGGAGCGCATCGCTCACTTGATCGGACGACCGGACTTTGAACTTATCGCCGGCGACGTCACCGACGCGACCGGATTGCTTCGGATCATCAAGCGAATCCAGCCCGATGAGGTCTACAACCTCGCGGCTCAAAGCTGCGTCGGCACGTCATTTGAGACCCCCGCAGCCACTTTCGAGGTCAACGCCCTGGGCACGCTTAACGTCCTGGAGGCGATCCGGGCTGAGAGTCCTGGTTCACGGTTCTACCAGGCGAGCACGTCGGAGCTGTTCGGGAACAGCCCACCGCCGCAACACGAGCATACGCCGATGATTCCCAGATCCCCTTATGCGGTCGCCAAGTTGGCCGCCCACAGCCTGGTCAGGCTCTACCGCGAGGCCTACGGCATCTTCGCCTGTGCCGGCATCCTCTTCAACCACGAGTCACCGAGGCGCGGGGCAGAGTTCGTTACGCGAAAGATAACCATGTACGTGGCCAGGCTCGCCATGGCCATGGAGAACAACGCCGGCGATCCGCCGAGCAACTGGCCAAAGCTGAATCTGGGCAACCTCGACGCGAAACGAGATTGGAGCTTTGCCGGAGACGTCGTCCGCGGCATGTGGCTCATGCTTCAGCAGGACCAACCCGATGATTTCGTGCTGGCCAGCGGCGAGTCTCACAGCGTCCGGGAGTTCCTGGAGCTGGCCTTCAAGCCCCTTGGCCTCGATTACCGAGACTTCGTTCGGATCGACCCCGCGTTCTTTCGTCCGGCCGAAGTCAACTACCTCTGCGGTGATGCGACCAAAGCGAGAGAAGTCATCGGCTGGAGTCCGCAGGTGTCGTTCGAGGAACTGGTCACCCGCATGGTGGAGTCGGACGTGGCTCGGGAGCGCGACTGTCGTGGGCTGAGGTTTGCTTCCTGACGTGCTTGAAATGGCAACCGACCTGAAACAACTCGAGGGCGTGCTGCACGGCGATGACGCCCAGTACCTGCACCTGTTCCCGCACCGGGACTGCGTGCCCGTCATCGAGACCAACCCGCTGCTCGACGTGATGAGCCGGGGCGTGGACGTGGACGAGTTCCTCGTGCGCCTCATGCTCGATCGGCGGTACGTCGGCTGGACCACCCACCAGTTGTTGAACATCAAGCTGTTCTCGCAGCAGATGGCGGTCCTACAGACGCTGTGGAGCAAGCCCTTCCCCATGCTCATCGCCACCCGTGGCGGCAGCAAGAGTTTTATGCTGGCCGTCTACTGTGTCCTGCGGGCCATCTTCGATCAGGGCGTCAAGATCGTCATCGTCGGCGCCGGTCTGCGCCAGGCCAAGCTGGTCTTCAACTACATCGAGAGCATCTGGGAGGCCTCCCCCGTGCTGCGAGGGATCGTCGGTGTGGGCAAGAAGTCCGGACCGCGCTCGAACGTCGATCGGTGTTACTTCAACGTGGGCCTGTCCAGCATCGTTGCCCTGCCGCTCGGCGACGGGACCAAGATCAGAGGCGAACGGGCCAACGTGGTCATCGCGGACGAGTTCGCGTCGATTCCGGAGGAGATATTCGACATCGTGGTCCGCGGCTTTGCCGCCACCGCTCGTACGCCGGTTGAGGAAGCCCGCCGCGCCGCACTCGAGCGTCGGCTCGAACAGTTGAAGGTGCCGCTGGAGATTCGCAAACAGGTTCTGGGAGCGAAGGCCGGCGGGAACCAGATCATCTACTCCGGAACGGCCTACTACGCCTTCAACCACTTCGCCCGGCGGTTCGAGATGTGGCGGAACATCATCAGGAGCAAGGGTGATCCCGAGCGAGTGGCGGAAATCTTCGGCAGCGAGACCGGCGTGCCCGAGGACTTCGACTGGCGCGACTACGCCGTCATCCGCATTCCGCACACGCACGTACCCGAGGGGCTGCTGGACAAACGCCAGCTCGCCCACGCCAAGGCCATCCTGCCGCGCAGCATCTACCAGATGGAATATGGAGCATGCGCGACCGCGGACCTTGTCGTAGACGCTTTGAGTGGAGCGAGACCCATTGCGGCGGTGGACACGGGCGACAGGGTGCTCACTCACACGGGTCGCTACCAAAGTGTGGTTGCCAGGAAGTACCGGTACTACGTGGGGGAGATGGTGGAGCTGCAAATCGGCATCAATGAGCCCATCAGGGTTACCGCCGACCATCAAGTCTGGAACGGACAAGAGTTTGTTGCCGCGGGCAGCCTGTCGCAGAGGTCCACAACCATCCTCCCTTCGCCGCCTCTGGCGACCCACACGGTGTTTGACTTGGCAAAAACGGCAACCGAGCATTGCCGGCAGGTCGTCGATGGTCAATCGTTCATTTATCCAAGACCGTCGCGCGCGGTGCACGCTGATGTCCTTGCAAGGACCAGAACCAGCGCCAGATACTACAGGCCGAATCAGAGGTTCAAGTCGTCCGTACCAAGATACGTCGAAGCCGGTTTCGATCTCGGGTTGGTCCTGGGGTGCTACGCGGCCGATGGCGCCATCGGAGCGGGTGGCAAGCAGCTCCAGATTGCTTTCAACATCCAACAAGGTGATCGTGCCCAACGATTCGCATCTGCCGTTCAGGCTGTTTTTGGCTTGCGATCGAAATGTCGTCCGGGGCCGAGCGACAACACGCTGAAAGCAACCGTGAACAGTCGAATGGTATGTGATTTTGTGCGCGCCATGATCGGCACCGGTGCCCAGACCAAGCGTGTTCACGAGTTGGAGCGATACACCCCACAGATGGCCTGCGGCTTCATCGCCGGCTACTGGATGGGCGATGGATTCTCGGAATACGGAAACCCTCAAGCTGCGTCCGTGGGCCGCTCGCTCCTGGCAGACATTCGCATGCTTCTGCTCGCGGTTGGCTGCTATGCCGGGATCAGGGATAAGAACAACCCAACCACCTGCGTCATCAAGGGTAAGCAGTACGAGGTTAAGCCGGCGTGGACCCTTCGCGTGCCGCGGGCGCATCAGGCCAGATTCGTCGGCATTATCAACGGAATGCCATCGCGCCGTCCCGTTAGAGTGCCCGTCAGGAAAAAGGCCGCTTTTGAGTACCGCGGTTATGTCTATAACCTGGAGGTCGAGGGCGATCATTCCTACTTCGCAGGCGGAGGCATCCATCACAATTGCTTTGTGATGGATTCGGACGGGTTCTACCCCCGTAGCCTGATCGAGGCCTGCACCACGTCCGAGCCCCGGCCGATCGACACGCCCGATGGGGCCGTAGCGTTTGCGCCGCTGATGCGTGGCAAGAGCGGTCGCAAGTACGTCATGGGCATCGACCCGGCGGCCGAGCGGGACAACCTGGCCATCACCGTGGTCGAAGTGTGGCCGCACCACGCCCGGATAGTCCACTGCTGGGCGGTGAACCGCAAAGAGTTCGATCGCCGCAAGCGGGCCGGGGTGGTCACGGCGCGGGACTACTACGCCTACTGCTGCTCGAAGATCCGGGAATTGGTCGGCCTGTTCGGGCCGGTGCGGATCGAGATGGACAGTCAGGGCGGCGGGCCGGCCATCGCCGAGATGTTGCGCAACACCGACCTGCTCGACCGAGACAAGGCCGAGAAGCCCATCTACGAGACAATCGACCTCGACGACCCCAAGCACACCGATGGCGAAACGGACGGCCCCCACATCCTCCACCTGGTCAAGCAGGCCAACGAGTGGAACGCCCAGACCAACCTGTTCCTGCACAAGGCCTTCGAGACCCGGAGCCTGCTCTTCCCGGCGTTCGATACGGTGAGGATGCAGGCGGCCCTGGAGATCGAGAAGGCCTTGAACGTGACCATCGACACGTTCGAGGATTGCGTGGCCAACATCGAGGAACTCAAGAACGAACTCTGCACTATTCAGATGCAGCAGACCGCCACCGGCAAGGAGAAGTTCGACACGCCGCAACGGGTCAGCGCCGGCACGGTCGAGGGCCGTCCGCGGAAAGGTCGTCTGCGTAAGGATCGCTATTCCAGCCTGATGTTCGCCCATCGCTATGTCCACGACACGACGGTGACTCCCGACGTACAGATCGACTACGAGGACGTGGCCGGCAACGTCGCCATCACCCGCGCCGATTCCAGTGAGGGCATGTATCGCGGACCGGGGGCCAGCAGGATGGTCAATGCCCGCGACTGGCTGCACGGCGATAGTGCCTTGGGTGCCACGAAGAACGGTGAGCAGATCAAATAGCGGGTGAACAGTAACGGTCAGAGGAGGCAGGCTGGTGTATTAGCCCAGTAGGAGAATCGCGGGCCAGCCGTGTTCAGGGGGAGAGTTGCATGGCCAAGGAACCTCATAAACCGAAAACTGAGCCGCTCTACGTTACGACCGGAGAGGGCTTGAAGGACTACGCCCTGCCCGACGAGGTGGCCATTGCCCACGGCAGCCAGCGGACGCTTGCGTCATCGACCAGGGTCAGGACCGGTTTCAACCGGCACGACTGGGACCGCCACCGCGAAGAGGAGAAGCTGCCCACCGAGTTCGGCGACATCGTCCGCGCGTGCCAGGCCACGTATAGGAAAGTCGGTCTGGTCCGCAACATCATCGACTTAATGGCCGACTTCGCCAGCGAAGGCCTCACCCTTCAGCATCCCATCAAGACCCAGCAGCGGTTCTATCGCGAGTGGGCCCGGCGGGTGGATCTCCAGGACCGGGCTCACGACTTCATGCGGCTGATGCTGCGGGACGCCAACGTCATCGTCCGGCGCCGCAAGGCCCGGATCACCCTGCCGGTCAAGAGAGAGTTCACCGGGGCGGACGATGACGGTCTGGAACCGGTCGAGCGGCTCAAGAAGCGCAAGAAGAGCACGAACAAGCGCACCATCCCCTGGCGGTACACGTTCATCTCTCCGACCATCGTCGAGAAGCTCGGCGGCGACGTCGGCAAGTTCTTCGGCACCACCCGCGTGGGAATCCGGCTACCCTCGAAGCTGGCCCGCGCCATCAATCGACCCAAGGGCAAAGTTGAAAAGGAACTGGTCGCCAAGCTGCCCCCGGAGATCAGGGCCGCGGCCGGGTCCCGCAACAAGCTGGTCGAGTTGGACTCCGACAACGTCCACGTCTCGCACTACAAGAAGGATGACTGGGAGGACTGGTCCACACCGTTCTTGTTCGGCATCCTCGACGACATCCTGTTCAAGGAGAAGATGCGCCTGGCCGACATGGCCGCCCTGGACGGGGTGATCAACGTCATCCGCCTCTGGCGGCTGGGCAAGTCCGACAAGCAGATACTTCCCACCCGGACCGCGGTCAATAAGCTGCTCGGCATTCTCCAGCACAACGTCGGCGGCGGGGTCATGGACATCGTGTGGGACGACATGATCGACCTGAAGGTCGAATACCCGCCCACGGACAAGATCCTCGGGCCGGAGAAGTACGCCAGCGTCAACGTGGACATCGTTAAGGGCCTGGGCATTCCCGACGCCCTGGTGGGCGGCAGCGATCTTAGTACCCGCAACCGCGAGACCGCCTTCGTGCAACTCAAGACCCTCACCGAACGCCTGGAGTACATCCGCCACAAGTGCATCCAGTGGCTCGAAGGCGAGCTTCAGATGGTCGCCGATGCCATGGGGTTCAAGCGGCTGCCGGTCATTGGTTTCGGCAGGATGTCGTTACGCGACGAAGCGGCGGAGAAGCAGTTGCTCGTCCAGTTGCTCGACCGCGGCGTCATCAGTGTCGAGAGCATTCACGCCGCCTTTGGCTACGACTTCATGGTCGAGCTTCAGAACATGCGGGACGAGCAGAAGGTGCGTGACGAGGAGCCGCCGGTCATGGAACGGGCCGGTCCGTATCACCGGCCCAACAGCGTGGTCGATCGCCAGTTCGAGCACCAAGTGCGGCTTCAGCGGGCCAGGACCGACCAGGACGGCGGTGGCGACAACCCGTCCGGCGACCAACCCGGTGACGAGGGCGAGAATGGACCCGGCCGGCCGCCAAACGTCCCGGACACCGGCCCGCGCGACGAACGCACGTCGCCGACCCTGAGCGTCGTGCTTACCACTGTGGCTCAGCAGTTCTCGTCCTCCATCGACAAGATCGCCGATCCCGCCTTCTTACGGGACAGGGGCGCGAAGGACCTCCGCAATCTCAGCTCCGCCCAGCGCCGCGAGTTGGAGCAGGTGAAGTGGATTTTGCTCTGCTCACTGGACCCTGGTGACGCTCCAACCCGAGAAGTGCTCTCCGCCAAGGTGCCCGAGGTGCCCGGCGACCGGCTGAAGGCGCTGGCTGACTTGTATGAGGAGGCGGTCGAAGCCTTCGTCGAAGCCAGGGGCAAAGCCCCGAACCGGTCGGAGCGCGGGTTGCGCATGGCCGACGCCTGGGCGGCGTTTCATGCAAGGCGAGTTGGGAGTGGTGTCGCCACCGCACCCGCGCCAGGATGCCGGTGACAGATGTGCGAGAAACTTGACGATTGGTGCGGGGATTCCTCAGAAACCGACAGAAACTCCTGTTCGGGAGGCGGATGCAGCAATACTGACAGGACGGACTAGGCACGCGGGCAGGATCCGCAGTGGAATACGCGACTTCCGGTTGCCGCCGAACAGCTTGTTGATGTAGACTGTTTGCCAAAGGTCGGCTAAGCGGGAGGCATCCGTAAACAGAGGAGACGTCGATTATGGCTCTGAGCGTCTTCGTCCTTGAATCGCTTGGGGGAATGCAACTCACCAGCATCAGCCTCGAACGAGTCAGGATGGACCTGCGCGCGTATCTGACGGAACACAACCAGATAGGCGAACTCGAGGTCGTTGAGGCGTGCGATGAATCCCAGATACAACAAGAGATGACCAAGTTCGTCAAGTGGCAGGAGACCGTCCCCCCGGACCACCAAGTTGTTCTTTGGATCTCGATGCACGGAATCCGGGAGATTGACTCGACAGACCCACGGGTTGAAGTCGTTTCGGCAGTTCCACCGCCCAATGCGGTAGGAACGGCGGTAGCAGACGCCAAGGGAAACACGATTGAATGGTACAAGTTGCTCGGTCCTCTGCGCCAAAGATGCCGCGCGGGCACGGTTTTCCTTCTTGACGTGTGCTGGGGGGCATCTCCAGCCGCTGCCAGGTGTCTGACCAGCACGACGCCCTCGGATGGTTGCTTCCTATTCGGCCCCACGCGCAAGGCCGCGCGTGTGGAACTTGATGGGGCAGCCTCGCTCGTATTTGGTACCTTGTGTCGTTTCGACCAGCTCACGAGCGAGCACGCTCGGCGGGTTGTCAATGCTCTAAACGACACGTTTCATCCCGAGTCTAATACAGAACGGCCGTTCTACCGCGTCTGGTCGTGGGACACGGATGGCGCTATCGTTGCACACCCCTTCGATCCCAACGCGGATCGGCATAAGGTCCGCCGTTCCTCGTAGTGGAGAACGAGTGGGCACGTTCGAGTTGCTTGCCACGCCCGATTGAAGAATAGGTACTGAGGGGAGTGAGAACTCTCCATCTCGATCGGTCCTTTGGGGATTCGTACCGATCGCAGAATGTACAGACCAATACGACCGGGATGCCGTCCCGGCTACCGCGAAGCCGCCGGTTCGGGTCCACGAGCTGTTCCCGCGATACCTCCTGCATATCATCGCCTCGGCGATTCCATAGCATCAGCGTACGCAGATGATGATACCAGCTCGTTGGCCAGGCAGTATCGTCTCGGCGCGACGCACATGGTGTATACGCTGAGTCTCAGGCGGCTGAGCCCCTCAGGCCCCGGCCTACTGCGGGGCATCGAGGGGATCGGGGCCGAGAGCCGGCTACGGCCTGACATCAGTGCCTTCCTGGGTCGGGCTGACGAATAGTCAACATTTTCTCGTCAAAAAACCGTGAGCCCCGAAATCCCGGTGTATAAGCAGGGTGGAGGCAACTCGGGCCGGGTGATTCTCACGTCCACGACTTAGCCGAGGCCCAAGGGGGGAGAGATTCGTGGCCGATTCCATCGCAACGCCAAAAGTCTACGCGGCCGAACGTCAGGCCGGTTTGGGTAAGGCCATCGTCGGGACCCGCTCCTGCACGCTGATCGCCCGGCTGAAGACCGCACCGCCTAGCTCCAACATCCAGCCCCTACTCGATTCGCTAATGGATCGGATCGCCGCCGGCGGGTACGAGGAACTGCTCGAACAGACCCAGGCGGACTTAGCTCCCATCGTGTCGATCCTGGTCAGCACCGGCTGGAACCTCAACGACGATGTCTTCCTGCCCGACGAGACCTACGCGGCCAAGGACACGCCGGTTCACAAGCCCATCAACGTCGAGCACGAACGCGACCGGATCATCGGCCACATCATCGAGAGCCGGGCGGTGGACAAGCAGGGCAACACGGTGACGGTCGCCGAGGGGGAATCGCCACCGGACCTGTTCGACGTCGAGGTCGGCGGCGTGCTCTATCGGTCGCTGGGCGAGCTTTCCGAAACCATCGCCGCCATCATCGAAGACGCCGAGCACGGCAGAGGCTACGTCTCGATGGAGGCCTGGTTCACGGGGTTCGATTACGGCCTGCGGGATCGGGCCACCGGCGTGACGCACATCGTCAAGCGGAACGAGGCGACCTCGTTCCTCACCAAGCACCTGCGGGTGTTCGAGGGGGCGGGCAGGTTTCAGGGGTATGACCTGGGCCGCGTGCTGCGGAATATCACCTTCGCCGGCAAAGCCATCGTGGCCAACCCGGCCAACCCCGAATCGGTGATCAAGGTCGCCGCCCGGCAGATGGAGGACCATTCGGCGCGGACCTATGTCGCCGCGGAGCTCAATGAACTCTTGGAGGGAGAAGAAGGCATGAAAGAACTGGAGGAGATCAAGGCCAGGCTGGCCGAAGCCACCAAAGAGATCGCTTCCAAGAGCGAGGAAGTCACCAAGCTCACCGGGGAGCGCGACGCGATCGCCGCCGAACTGGCCACGCTCAAGGAACAGGTCGAAGCTTTTACGGCCGAGAAGACCGAGAGCGAGGGCAAGCTCAAGGAAGCGACGGAGCGGGCCGAGAAGGCCGAGGCCGGACTCGGAGAAGTCAAAGCCAGGGAAGCCGCCAGAGACCGGCTGGCCAAGCTGTCCGAGGTCACCAAGATCGAGGACGAGGTCGCCACGTTGGCCGAGCTTGGGACCATGACGGACGAGACGTTCGATGCGGTCCTGAAGTACGCCGGCCGAAAGCAGGACACCGCGGCCGGCCCGAACGGCAAGTCCGACAAGAACGATGGCACCGGGACGGACAACGGCGAAGCGGACGCGAGCGTGCTCGACAACGCCGAACCCGACAACGACCCGGCCATGAACGGCGGGGGCGAATCGGAGAGCGAAACCGAGATGACCGTCGCCAAGGCGACCGCCTGCCGGCTGCTGGGCCGCGAGGACGGGAAAGAAGAGTAGGAGGGGGAGAGGCAAGATGGCACTGAAACCTGATCGTGATTTCGATTGCGCGTACAACATGGGCTACTTCTGGGCCGCCAACGGGCAAGCGCCCGCCGAGGAGGGCGGGATCGCCGGGGTGGT